GTGAGCACGCGCGCTTTCACTTTTTTGGCTTCTGCCATGTTGTTCTCCAGGTGAGGAAGCCGGCCGCAGCCGGCAGTAGGTTGCGGTTAGGTGGCCGAGTGCTGGAACAGCTTGATGCCGTTCGGGTCCAGCAGGTTGCCGCCGGCGCGAGCCCAGCCCAGGAAGCCGACTTGACCCTTCGACGCGAACGCCGAATCTTCGAAGCGGAACAGGATCAGGTCGAGCACGTCGCGGATCATGTACTTCGAGAAGTCGCCGTAGCCGATTGACTTGGCATTGGCGCCAGGCTGGGGCATGTCGTTGTTGATCGTGACGTCTTCGCCGAGCAACTGCGCTGGAATGCCGGTTTTGATGCCGGCTTCGTACGATTCGGCCCAGATCGGGCGGCCCGATGGGTCCTTCATCTTGCGAACAACTTTGCGGGTCTGCTGGTGCATCATGAAGCGGCAGGTGCCAGCGTCCTTGTACGCCTGATCAATCGATTCCTGCAGGTCGACCAGGTCGTCGTAGGTGAAGGTGGCCACGCTACCGGTGGCACCGACCTTGCCCACACTTGCGGCGGTCACGTAACCAGTCGGCTGGCCGATGCCGGAGCCGATCGTGAAGCCCTTGTTCATGGTGCGGCCCAGGCGATCGCGCTGACGCTTATTCACCATCGCGATGATGTCGATCGAGCTGTCTTGCAACAGTTCGAACGGAATGGTGATGATCTTCGTGCTGGCCTTGAAGGCGCCCAGGCCGACAGTACCGAAGGATGGGTCGGCAGCGGATGCTTGGGCGTTCTCAGCGATCCACTCGCCCTCTTCCGAGGTGCCGTCCGACGTTGGGTAGCCAAGCGGGTTGCCTTGGCTGGTAGTGATACTCGACGAAACGCCGCGCATACCACCATACGCCTTCAGCGCCTCGATCAGCTCCTTCGCGACGTCGGTCTGCACCGTGTAGCCGCCCTGCGACGGCGTGCCGGTCGACGTGACATTGCGCACGTTTTGCAGCTCTTCCGCCGACAACGCGCTCGGGCCATGGCGCAGCAGCTTGGAGAATGCCGCGCGGCTTTCCGCTTCAGCGCGATTTTCCGGCTTGCGGCGGAATTGTTCGACGTCGCCGTGATCTTTCTCGGTTTCCAGTGCCATCACACGTTCAATGGCGGCGATCTCGTTTTCGATTGCGTCGATCTGGTCCGAGCGGGCATCGAAGGTGGCCTGGTCTTCCTTCGACCACTGGCGGGTGCCTTTCTGCTCGAGCTGGTTGCGGGATTCGCGGGCAAGGTGCTGACGTTGCTCGCGCAGGGCTTGAATGGATTGCATGGATATTCCTTGGTGATAGGCGTAAAAAAAGCCGCTCAAAGCGGCGTGGCTGGATTGCGCGAGCGCGCTATCCCAGTTCGTGCAAGCGCAGGCGGTTCAGATTGCGCTGGCGGATAACTTCCCACTGGTCGTCGTCGACTGGCTCCGGCGGCTTGGGGGCATTGTTGTAAGCGGACAGGTCCCACGAGTTCTGCGCCTGGCCAGCCTCACTTACAGAGTCGGCAAAGCCGTGCTCGACGGCCTGGTCAGCGTTGAACCAGGTTTCGGCGTCCATCCAGGCCGCGAGTTGGTCGCGCGGTTGTCCGCTTCGGCGCTCGTAGTCGTCGAGGATCGTGCCGTCGATCGTATCGAGCAGGTTCGCGGTCTGGCGCAGGTCCGATTTGTTCCCGTACGCCATGGTCCAGGCGTTGTGGATCATGTACAGCGCGCCCTTCGCAATCGTGACCGTCGCGCACGAGGCCGTGATGAACGTGGCGGCGCTGGCCGCGACGCCTTCGATCACGGCGTGCACGTCGCCGTGCTGCGCAATCGCCGCCGCCATCGCGCGACCGTCGAAGACGTCGCCACCTGGACAGTTCACGCGCAGTGTGACCTTCTTGCCGGCCATGCCAGCCAGCGACTTGTTGAAGTCGCCGGCGCCGATTCCCCAATAGGGGTCGATCACGTCGTACAGGAACAGCGTGTCAGGCTGGTCCTCTGCCGCGATGCGCACCGGCTCGCGCTTGGCGTTATTCCGGATCAGTTGCACCAGCTGTTTCATCTTCTTCCTTCGGTTTTGTTGGCGGGTTGCTGGACTTTTCGGGTCGGTACAGCACGTCGCCGCCGTCAATCGGCGGCAGATTCTTAACCCTGCGGATCTCGTTGATCGTCATCCAGCCAGGGCCTTGGGAGCCACCAACCGCCTGGCGCATGTGCTCGCCTTCGGCTTTTGAGTCGCCGGCGAGCAGAGCTTCCATCTTGTGCTCGACGAACGGCGACGCTCGGCGGAACAACTTGCGGTTCAGCTCCTGGCGGATCCTGTTGATGTATGGCTGCAGTGCCCAACGGATAAAGCCAATCGACATCTGCTCGATGCCGGTACCCCACGAGCTGGTCGTCTCCTGCGCGCCGATCATATGAGGCGGTACACCGAAAGCCCGAGCGATATCGATCACCTGGAACTTGCGGGACTCGAGCAGCTGCGCGTCGCCGGCGGACATGCTCATTTCCTTGAGGGTGACGCCCTGCGTCAGCACCAGCGGCATGCCGGCGTTGTGCGCGCCCGAGCTTTTCTTGCGGTATGCGTCGCGCAGCTGGTCGGCCTGCTCCTCGCCCATCTCTCCAGGTGCTTCGAGCAGGTGCTTCGGCGCCGCGCCATTCGCGTAGAAGCTGGCCGAGAACGTATCGGCAGCGAGAGCGATACCGACGGACTGGAACGCTGCCCACTGGATGATCGACATGCTGCGCGTGCCGTTGAAGCCAAAGCCGGGGAAGTGCAGCATGTCGTCCTGATGCACTGGGCGCAGGCTGGAAACGTCGTCGCTGACCGAATACAGCAGGCTGTCCCCGACGCGCCGCACGCTGACCATGTCCGGGTGGTGCGGGCGCAGCGCTTTGACGTCGGCACCGGAGCGAACAATCTCAACAAACCCGTCGCCGCGCAGGCAGATAGACTGAACGACCCATTCCCACATAGAAGCCGCTGTCCAGTTCGCGATCGGTTGCTCGTTGAGCAGCCACCAAAGGTCGGGCCGGATCGCCTCGCGGCCCTCATCACCTTCGCGGAAGACGGCCACCGGCAGCGATGCGATGCCGCCAGCCAGCAACCGCACTGCGGCGAAGACAGCAGACACTCGCATCGCAGATTCAGCGGTCACCGCGAACCCTGACGCGGCCGGCGTGCCGCCCAGCATCGCAATCACTTGGGGATCGCTCGACTTGACCAACGTCGTGCTGTTCTGCACATCGACGGTTGGCTCCTGGCGCGCGCTCGATGTCGGCGCTGTGGCGTCCGAAAAGACGTCCGCCAGCATTTTGAATGGGTTTTTCATCAGAGAATCACGAAGCCTTGGTTAATTTTGGTGCTTTTCGGCTCCGCGCGGATGACCAGGGCAGCGGCCATCACGGCAGCGAGAATTACGTCGATGCGGCCGGTCGCTTTCTCCTTGTCGAGCTTGCGACTGCCGGTTCCGTCCTGCACCGTCACGGCATTGCCGGCGCACATGGTGAGTACCTTGTGCCCGTTGTGCGCGATCTCGCCGTTGAGCAGCATCGTTTCGAACTGCTCAATAGCCGGGCTCATGTCTTTGTAGCCCTGGCCGAACGCCTCCATCGTCGGCAGGCTGATGCCGTCGTCGCTGGCCATCTGCTGCAGGTCTTCGATACGCCAGCGGTCATACGCACACGCTGTGATCTCGAAGAAGTCGCACATGGCCGACAGTTTTTGCAGAATGATTCGCTTGCTGATTGCGCGGCCGGGCGTCGTCTCGAGCAGCCCTTCGGCCTTCCAATCCACATACGGCACCATATCCTGCTGGGCCCGGCGCGCAAGGTTGTCGTCCGGAAGCCAAGCATACGGCACCAGCTTCCATGGCTCACCAGGCTCCACCGGCTCGACCAAGAACACCAGGCCGGTAAGGTCGGTGGTGCTCGACAAGTCGAGACCGGCCACGGCGCGGCGCCCGCGCAACGACTCGACGTTGTAGTCGAGCTGCGCCTCTTTCCAGATTTCGTGGCTGATCCAAGGCGACTCGGCGTCGGTCCACTGGCAGAAATTCAGCCGGCGCACGATCGCCTCTTTCGACGGCATGCCCTTCGCTTCGGTCACCTGCTCCCGAATGTATTTGTAGCCAGGCAGGTTTGCATCCTGCAGGCTTGGGTTCGCCTTCGACCAGCAGTCTTCGCTCTCGAACGGATCGTCTTCCTCGTCCAGAGCGCAGATGTAGGGGAAAAACGAATCGTCCACCGCTTCGCCGCTCGCGACCTTGGCGCCGTACTCGTGATAGTTCCAGCACGGCGACTTGCGACTGGCACCGGCGTTGGTGATGATGAAAATCAGCGCCTGGCGCCGGCTCTTCGTCCCCGCGCGCATCATTTCGAGCACGGTGGCGGTCTTGTGTTCGTGGAACTCGTCGACCAGGGCGATATGTGGCCGCGGGCCGGACTGGCCATCGTCACTGCTGATCGGTCGGAAGAAGGAACCCGTGGCCAGATACGCCAAGTTCCAGGCCTTCTCACCAGTGCCGCTTTTTGTGAGGCGCTTTTCCAGCTCTGGCGACTGGTCATGCATCGCGACAGCGTCGCGAAACAGGATCATCGCCTGGTCTTTTTTCGTCGCCGCAGCGTAAATCTCCGCGCGCGGTTCGCCGTCTGCTACCAGGCCCTTCATCCCGACGCCGGCCGCCAGCGGCGACTTGCCACTACCCTTCGCCGTCTCGACGTAGACCACGCGGAAGCGCCGGTAGCCGTCGTCGCGCTTCCACCCGAAGATGCTGCCAACCACGAACTGCTGCCACGGCAACAGCTCGAACGGATTACCCTCGAAGTCGCCGCCATTCAGCTTCAGCACGTCGCGGTAGAAGCCGATCGCCTTCAGCGCAGCGGCAACGTCCCACACCAGCCCACGTTTCGCACCCTCATCGACGTCGGCCAGGTGGCGCGCGCACTGGTGGCGCACGTGCGGGCCGGCGATGCGCGTTCCGGCGACGACCTCACGGGCGTACTCAGAGACAGGGTCAGCCGAAGTAGCTGCCGAGCGGGTCGTCCTTTTTCTTGTCATCGGGGTCCACGTTCACTTTCGATCGCGCGGCCGGCGTCAATCCAAATTCGACCAGGTAGCTTTTGAACTGCGAGTCGGCAGCGCGCAGCTGGTTCACCGCAGGGTTGTTTTTGATGAGGGTGTTGCTGTTCTGATCGATGGTCGTGTAGGTGCGGCCATCGCGTTCAATCAATTCCCGGCACTTCAGGATGTCGGAGTAGCAGTCGCAAAGGCGCTCGAGCGCCAGTCCATCAGCCTCGGTGAGCACGCCCATTCGCTTCAGCAGCGCACACAACTTCTTCCACACCGCTTTGCCCTTTGGATCAAGGTGCGCCGGACAAACTGGCGTTTTTGTACGTGGTTTTGGTTCTTTTTTGTTCAGTGGCCGCTTGCCCGGATTGCCCGTGACCAGCTTGAGCGCACTGGGAATCGGTCGCCTTCCGGCCATGATTTCAGTCCTAGAAAAGTTTCCAGTCGTGATGAGTGTGGTAGTCTCTATTCACATTGTTATCAAAAAAACTATTAACAAGACTGGAGAATTTGTGAGCCTATACAAAGCAAGCTTTAACAAAAATGACACTGATGCTCGTAAGGCGTTTCAGATGGCAGTACAGCGGCACTATGGAAGTGATCTTTGGGGCCCTTGTGACACTGCATTCATACTATTTGAGACGTCAGATGAACCTGCCAAAGTCATGGAAAAAATTGATGTTTCGACAGGCTCAGAAACGTCTTCATTAGCGGGTGCTGGCGAATTAAACCTCCAACTCGGCGCTGCAAAAGAAGACGATCCCACATTGCCGGACGATGCCAAGAGGTGGCTAGTTGAGCAGATCAAAACCCGCGCTAGTGTGGACGAACTCACAAAAATACCGCGATTTCCTGGATCCCGTGAACTGATGAATTGGGATGATTTGCTGATTTGATTTATTGATAATTTCTGCCCGAGCCCTGGGTAGAGCGCGATTTTGGGCGCAGCGATCAGCCCGGAAAAAAAGTTTCATTTCGCGGTTCTGCACAAAGAGGGAGCAGGCGGTCCCCATGGGCAAAGGACACAGAGATTTGACCACCCCCACCCGCCTTTCTATTTTGCAACAATTGGTGATATTTCTTTATGGAAATGGTAGAGTTGTATATTCAACTTCTTCATCACCTACCATGTCCCTGATCTCTTGCCCGGCTTGCAAAAATCCAGTGCCGTCATCCGCAGGTGCCTGTCCTTGGTGCGCTCATCCAGACCCGTCGCATAAAAAGCGAAACGCCACGATTGCCGCATTTGTTTTTGGGGCGATGGTCATAGTCATGACGGTCGCCTATCTATGGCTCGTGTAACTTCCTCAGGTCTTCAACTTCTTCAAGCCCTCGCCATCACTAAACCGGCCAGCCATCAGGGCCAGCGGCGCGCTTCACTCGCTTGCGTTTGCCCTGCTCCGCCTCGGTCTTGATCGCATGGCATAAATTGCAGATGGCTTCCAAGTTGGAAGGGTGATCAGTCTTGGCGCGCGTCCAGCGCAGCTCGGTGGCCATGGCCTTGCTGATGATGTGGTCGACCGCGCGGGCCAGGGTGGTGCGGCCAGCGCGCTTGCAGCGTTGGCACTCGCCTTCATCGCGCTCCATCACCTGGTTGCGGACCTTGACCCAGGCGCTGTCGTAGCCGCGCTCGTGGCGGCTCTTCGTGCCCCAGACCATCAGCAGGCGTTCGGCACCAGCGCCGCTACCTCTTGCAGCAGCAGACCCGGCCTGCCGTAGCCTTTGGCGCGCAGGATCTCGAAGGCACGCTCGGACTCGGCCAGGCGTTCGCAGATGTTGCGCAGCGCTGTCTCGTCGACAACGTGGAAGACCATGGCCGGGCAGCCACCGGTGACGGCGCGGATGATCGCGTGACGGTAGCTAACGACTGGCTGGCTCACTGGTGCACCTTGAAAAGAAAAGCCGCCCGGCGCATGGATGCGAGGGGCGGCGAAGATCCTGCTGGTGCAGGACCGGAGACAAGGGAGCGGCCGGCGGGACTCACCCGCGGCTTTGGACTGTGTGCGATTCGCGCATCACCAGGCAGGCTGCGGCCGCAATGGTCGGTGGACCGTGTGTGGGCCGGGCGGCGAGCCTCAAAGCTATCTGCTGAGTGGGCCGCAAATAGAAAAAGCCCGAACGTTTAACGGTTCAGGCTTTTCTTCAGACGTGCGAAAGCACCAAAGGCTGGGGTGCTGTCGCGAGTTCCGGTTATCGGTGGCGCTTTCGCGCACTTTACGAGGCCGGAAGAATGTAGGTGCTTAGTTTACACGAAAAAGCTGTGCGTATACACAGCATTTTTTCATTCCCATCAGTTCGCTAGCGCGCGCAGCTTGGCACCGGCGCGGGTCGCATGGCTATCGGCGATGCTGTGCAACTCGCTCACCATGTTCAGCGTGTGTTCACGGACAAACCCAGCCGCCATCACCAGCGGGGCCTTGCCTGATCCGGCGCAGCACTTGCATGCGCGCGCCTCCGCCACTCCGGTACCACCACATGGATCGCACAGGCCATTCAGCCAGTAAGCCAGAGAATTCTCTGCGACAGTACGGTACAGCTTGATCGCCGCTTCCGCATCCCATGCCGTGTTCTCTGGCACCCATCGGCGCGCGCGGCCGCGCTTAATCACTTCGGCCGTCCAAAGGGCTAGCAAACGGGCCAAAAGCAACACTCCGCTCTCCAGCAGAATTGCATCACCCTGCAGCGCCTGGCGGCAATCAGCCTCGCGGTTCGCGTCCTTCTTCCGGATTGCATGGACCAACGCTTTCTCGACCAGGTCGCGCAT